CTGATATGCAATATACCTTGATTATCAAACTCCTTCAAAATGTGCTTTTCTTTCTGTTGGCGTGTATCAGTTAAAATTACAAAATTCATTAAACTTCATTTCCCCAGCAATCCCAACCATCAACTTGTTGTCTTGCAAATAATTCTATTCTTGATTTATCGCCAATCAGTTCTACTATTTTTTCTCTCACTATATCTGGTTTTTTTGAATGTTCTTGTAAAGGCGAAAAAATTAATTGAGATACACTATTATTTATTCTTTTTGGCTTACCTTTTACAGCTATTAAACAACATTCAGTATTCCCTCTCGTCCATCTTCCTAGTCCAAAGAAAAATCCTTTACCACTTTTGTTTTGTTTTATCCATTGAAAACCTATTGTTTTATATTTGAATCCCCATTTTTCAATTAGCTTTAATCCCTCATTTAACATAGGATAAGTAACCCATAAAAATAATACACAGTCTTTATCAACTAAATTTTTTACAGGCAAATTACATATATCATTAAGATTCATAGTTTTATAATGTGATTCACAATTTCCATTGCATTTTTTATCCTTATAACTCCATGGGGGATCAGCATAAATAATATTGTATTTTTTGTTTGTATTGTAAATGTCAATTTTCAATAAAATCATTCCTTTCTAAATTTGCCGTTTTTAGCCTTTTAGAGCGACTTTTTGTTAAAATCATATATTTATACTATTTTATCTTTTTCGTGGCTGTATGCCCCTTTAAAATCGTTTTTAGAGGGTGTTCTGTTATTTACTTCATCAACAATTCTTCTAATGCCATTAAATTCATTTAAAATTTTATTAGAATCATCATTCAAGAAAAGCTTTCTTCCTTCTGCGTCTTTAATATAAAATTTTATTTGACTTTTTCGATACATTTTAACTACTTATCCCAATTTGCTTTTGATTCATTCGTTTATAATATTCATTAATGTCTTGTTTCAACCATTGAGGTACTATGCCTCTTTTTACAAACATCATTGCTTTATCATATTCGCTTGTAGCTTTAAAATATCCACTTTCTTTCATGAACTCAATTACTTCAAATTTAAAATTATTATTGCACAAATTGCATTCTTCAATTAATTCATTAATTTTTGGTGGAAATGAAGATCTTTTAATTCTGTTCTTTATTGCTTGAACAAAAATTTTATAGTTGTAATCTTTTAAAAAATCATAAAATACATCACATTCTTCTTGCGTATATTCTTTACCAATTGCAACTCCCAAATAGCTCATTCCTTTTACAAACTCAACTTTTTCCATTTTAACCTCCTATCTGAACTCACTAAAATCTAATGTTTTTGCCAAATCTGTTGTTGTAAGCTTCTTTTGTGGAACATTCATTCCAAAATAATTTTCAAAATTAGATTTTCGAAATAATGTACTTGGTCTTAAATACATCCGCATATCTTTTTCACCTTTTTTTGGCTCTCTATTCCAAAGATAACACATTTTGTCAATAACCAAAATAATATCATCAACCGAATAATCTTCTAAAAGTGCTTTAATTAATTTTTGGTTAGTCTTAGAAGAAACTCCAAAATTAGTCCCAGCAAGTTTGTTAAGATGCAAGATAATATTTTGACACGACTCGTTATACGACTCGTTACACGAATCGGGGTACGATTTGGGGTACGACTTATCATTATCATTGTCATTATCATTGTCATTATCATTTTCATTTTCATTTAATGTTTCAATTACTTTTTTTACTGTTGTATTTAAGTCTTCATAATCTTTTAAATTTTGATAAATATATTTTAACAAACTTTTGTCTTTTACCTGCTTCACTTCTTTCATAAGTAAATCTTCCACAGGCTTTCCACCTGTAACAATGCTATATTTAAGATAATTTTTTATTGCAATTTCTTTTGTTTTATCAGAATATTTAATTATTTGATATTCTTCTTCAAATCTTCTTAAAAGTTCATTGATGACATCAACCGAAACTCCCATTTCAAAAGCCATGTGCTTTTTATTTATCGAATAAACGCCTAATTGTGTAGTATGAGGATTCGTTAATAAATAAAGCATAAATAACTTATCTTCAATATTAAACAAATCCATTACTTTATCATCATTCCAAAAATCTACATCAATTATTCTTTTTAATGCCATCTCCTTTCCCTCCTTATTTTTTTATAACATCAAAATAATCATTAATTTCTTTATCTTCATGCAGTGCTTTTACAATACAATAAGCAGTTGTTTTAGAACAACCTCTTCTGTTATTAAGAATGTCAGTTAAATATTCTCTTACTATTCCAACTATTTCAGCAACATATTTAATTTTTCGACCTTCTAAAAATTGCTCTTTTTTTTCAATTTTAAAATGATACATTTTTTTTACCTCCTTTTTAACATTATAAACTTATATTAAGAAAAACAAAACAAAATTAACAAAAAAAACAACTCTTTTTGAGTTGTCTTTGTTTTAAAACGGAAGTGATTCAGGCGATATTTCAACAGCGTTATTTAGTGTGTTGTCCTCTTTTTTGTTTCTATAAAATTCATTGTAATCGTCAATATCTACTCTTGTTCCATCTAGTAATTTTACGTCAGGAATTTTTATTTCGCCTAACTTGTCAAGACTTCTAAATTGTACTAATTTAGTGGTTGTTCGTGTTTTACCCTCTTGATCCACATATTCCTCAAGTCCAAATACACCAGCACATTTTAGCCCATTCAATTGTTCCCAGCCCTTAGATGTATCGAATTTAAAACCTTTGTTTGATTTTTCAATCGCAGTTATAGTCCCTTTTGTGTAACCTAAGTTTTCTTTTTTAAGAGACAAAAATCGTGTTCCACCAGTAGGCCATTTCTTTTCGCTTAGCGTATTATTGTCATATTGTTTCTTAAAAAAACCCTTTTGTTTGTCATTGCCTGCAATATCTACGCAAATTTTTAGACTAGTATTTCCACTTTGTTCGCTTGTGTATAATCTTGCATCCATAATAACAACTTCATGTCCTCCGAGTTCAAGCGTTTCAAAATCTCCCATCTCAATTGCTTCTGTTTCTTCCCAATCTTTTAAATCAAATCCTAAATTCATTATTTTTCCTCACTTTCTTTCTTTGTGCTTGATAAAAACGTAACTTTTTCTGCTATTACTTCAATAACTTTTTGTTTATATTCTGAATCTTTTATATCAATCTCTCTTGTTTCAATTCTCCCATTAATACCAATTAAGTCTCCAGTTTTTACAAATTCATTTACATTTTTTGCAATTTTATCCCATAAAACTATATCAAAAAAATCTGTGTCATACTCTCCTTTTTCATTTTTATAATTTCTTGGAACCGCAATTGTTATATTAAAATATTTTTTATCTCCTAATTCAACAAATACTCTTGCTTTGTTTACAACCCTACCTACTAATATAATTTTATTCATCATTTTTTTCACCTATTTTTTTAAAACCATAATATTCTCTAATTGCTTTATCAACTTCAAACAAATCGTTTGGTATTTCTTTATTTTCAAACATATCCATTGGAGACTTAGCAACTGAATTGCCATCGCTTTGTGTTTGAAATATGTATTCTCCATTCTTATATAAACTTCTTAAAACTATGCTAAAAAGTCCTTCTATTACCAATTGATTTGATAACATTTTGCCTATTGTTTTTGGTCTATATAATTGATTCACGTCGTCTATTTCTTCATGCGTAATTATATAAACAATTTTTTCATCATCACAACTTATAGCACTTTTAATTAAATCATAATAATTTTTAGCCATTGTTGTAAATTTATCATAGCCTTTATTAGTTGCTTTCTCAAAATTTTCAAAAGTCATAAGATAAGAACTGTCATCTATAACTATTATCTTTTTCTTTGTTGCTTTGATTGTTGCAATAATTCGTTTGTATAATTCATCATAAGCAACATCCTTTTCTCCCTGCTTTAAAAAATCTTTTAATGATACAATTGTAGTGTTTTCCTTTTTTCTAAAAGGCATAGGCTTATTAGTAATATTTATTATTGCCGTTTCCTCTGGTGGTAAGTTTCTCAAACTTGTTGACTTTCCACTACCACTAGCCCCCATTAATAAAACTCCTATTCCATTCATTTTCATACATCTCCTATTCTCTAATATTTCTTCTACTTCTTTTTTTAAATAAGGTATTTCTATAATTTGGTAATTATCAATATTTTCACTAAACCATACTATAAACATTTCTTCAATCTTCAAATTGGTGTATTTTTCAACTATATATTTATAAATAGATAATTGTATATAATAGTGATTCAATGTAAAATCCTTCAAATGTGATAAAGGTACTTTCATATTCTTTGCGTATCGTTCGTTTTTGTGTAAATCACTATTTGTTTTGTAATCAACTAATACAAGTCCATTTGTTAATTTATTTATAAATAAATGATCTATTGCACTAGCAATGTCATATTCTTCACTACCAATAACAAATTCATCTGCTAGGTGTTCTAATCTATCTTTATAATCATTGCAAAAATTATGTGCTTGATTTTGTATTTTAATAACTGCCATATTATAATCATGATCATCATTAAAATCTATCCAATTCCATTCGTTACCACTCCATAAACTTTGTGCAAATTCATGACAAGTAGAACCTTTAGCACACGCAAATTTATTTTTATATTCCCATTGTTCTAAAACGCCTTGAATTGTTGTAGGATATTGTTCTAACTCTTCTGATGTTAAAATTTCACCACACTTATAACAATCACTTATATATTTTTGGTTTTTGTTAGCTACCTTTTCAGCAATTGCTTGACTATCAAATTCTTGCGTGTATTCTTCAATCAACCTAGTTACTGACATACCAACTCGTTCGCCTTTATATTCATAGTGATGGTCTTGTGGGTAAAAAACAAAATCACCAAATGCCTCATTTAAAATTTTTAAATATTCTTTTTTTGTCATTTTTTCTTTCTTTCTATCAAAATAGTTTTAATATAACTATTTAAAGATAAGTCCTTCGTTTTAGCTTCATTAAGAAGTTCTGATTTCAATTTTTCGTCCACTCTTAAATGAATATATTTTTTGTCTTTCATATAACCTCCTTCTTAATATATATTATAACATTTTATATATTAAAATACTACATTTTTCTTTGCTTTTCTTTTAAACGATATTCAAATTCTATCAAGTCATTTTTAAAAACAAAAGAACCACAATGATTACAAACTTTTTTATCAACTTTTGAATTTTGTGGAAATACAATAGAATGTCCACACTTACAATATCTTTTAAATTTTGATCTATCGGCATCTAATTTTAATATTTCTTTAAATTTCTTTGTTTCTATCGTTTGCATATTTAATTCTTTCTAGAGTTCTCATTGCTTTAAATACTTCTTTTTCAGCAACTTTAGTATTATCCAATTCATAAAAATAGCGAAATTGTTCTAAAATTACTTGAATGTCTGCAAATTCTTCTAAAATATTTTCAAGTGATTCTTCTCCGTTATCATCCAACAAAACTGCTTCCTGAAATTCATAAACTTCTTCACTTAATTTCTTCAATTGATTTCTTAATCCATAATGATTAATTATTTTTAAATACTCTTCTTTCATTTTAATTTTCCTCCCAATATTTATCTTGAAATCTATCAATTTGTTTTTGCTTGTAATCTTCAAACTCTTCTTGTAACTTATCATATTCAAAAATCAAATCTTCAACCAAAATATCCCACTTATCTGTTTGCCCTTTTTCATTGAATTTATAATCAGTTAAAGTTATTTCTTCAATTCTTTTTATTACTTTTGGATCTAATTTCATTTTGCACCTCCTTGTTAATATAATTTTAATACTTTTTTAATATATTGTAAATTAAATTAACAAAAGAGAAAACTAATTTCTAGTTCTCTCTAAAATTTTTTTGTTTTCTTTTATAATTTCCATTCGCTTTTCATACTCCTCATGATTATCTAACTCTTGTTTATGCAATTCAATATGGTTTTCTTCTGTCAAAAGATAAGATTCCTCATAAATTGTATGATGTGTTTGGCGATACGGTGGATAATGGTGCAAGACTAACTTCTTACTTTCATATTTTTTCATATTATACATATCAACCTTACCACACCTTAAAAATAATTCTTGTTTTACTAATTTGTTTGAAGGACGATTATTACTCAATTATAATTTGAAATTTAGTAGCACTAACACCAAATTTTCCAGCGTAACCGTCCATCTCTTTGCTTTTCTCATTATCTATCTGCCATGAATAATTATTAACTTTATACTTAGCCTTTTTATAAGGTCTAATGTTGTTGGGTGTATAATAATAACATTCTATTGCGTCAATAATTTTATTATTACCAGCCCAACCATCTTTTATATTATTAATATCATAATCGGTTATATAAGGCAACCAATTACCACCTTTAATATGAACTCGATATTTTATGCTTCCTTTATCAACTTTAATTGCTACACCAATTATTGGTGAATCTTGCCAACCAGCATAATCTTCAAGATTTTTAACTTCACTTAACCAGCCATGTTTTTGAGTTTTAACCCTATAATAAACATTAACTTCATTATCATTAAAAATGGGATTATATGGTTTAAAATCTCTAATATCGTGGTACATATAATTCATATCAACTTTTGTATAAATACCCTCTATATGTCCATCTGCACTATATTGCCAAATATCATAATTGCTTGATATTACAGGCTTATAACTACTATATTTAGCACACCAAATTGAATAACCATAACTTGCAATTGTTGAACAGTTTAAATAATTTTTAAACCAATTTTCATTTGCGTAAACACCTGCTTTATATCCTGCTTGTGTTATTTGCTTGCAAAATTCTAAAGCGAAATTAGTAAGCATTAATTTTTGAAGATAAATAGTAGAATCATCTTCCATATCTATATAAACGCAAAATGGTTTTTTATCAATTTGACTTAATAATCTTTTACAATGGTCTATTTCACTTTGGATGCTTTCATTACCACTTAGATTTTTTGCATAAGAATAGATATATACCGCAAACGGTATATTGTTATCAATACATCCTTTTACATTTTTAAAAAAATATCTGTCATCTTGGCTTTCTATATTATCTCCATAGCCTAATCTAATTATGGCAAAATCTATTTGTGATTTTACTTCATTCCAATTGATTTCTCCATTATGACTTGAAACATCAATCCCTTTTAACATTTTTATCAGTCTCCTTATAATAATTATAGTTTGATATTCCTAAAATAATTCCTAAAAATGTGCCTGTTGCATTTATTGTTCTTACTATTTCATCAACGTGTTTAATATTCCATGTTTCAAAAACAGTTCCAACAAACCATGCACTTGCAGGTATAAACAAAATCGAAAACCATTTTAAAAAATCATATTTCTTATTACTTAATTTCATTTTTATCCTCCTTTTTAATCAGTCGTTTTTGTATATTCAAATATAATATACAGTAATGAATAAACCATTCCAGAACCTAATGAAATAATTATTTTTTTTTGTGAATTGTCATAAGAAATTATGCATTTATCTGTATTGTTATAATATGGAATTGGAAGAGCAAATAATGGTTCGGAATTTTCCATCGCACCAGCAACTAATAATATTCCACTAATAGAAGTAAAAAGATCAATTTGTGAACTAATATTATTTAATGGAATTTCAATAGTCTCTTCTAAAGCATTTTGTGCTTGAATAACTTTTCTATAAATCGGCTTATTATTTATCCATAATTTGTTAGTTTTAGTTTCTTCGGTTGAATATAAATCTTTTAGCATATTACTTTTAGAAATTTTTTTGTTTTGATTACTTTGAATTATCATTGTATAATCAGTTGGATTAAAATTTGTTGTTTCTGCTAATTCACTTACTTTAATGTTTGCCATTTTTTATCATCTCCCTTAATTCATTTATTTCTTCTTGCTGTTCTTGAATTGCTTTACAACAAACAGCAATAAAAGAATATAAATCTATTTCTTTATTATCTTCGCTTGTAATTTCTTTTGAATAATTAAACCCATCACCTATAACAACACCTATTTTTTTCTTTTTATCTTTTGATTCTTTATAATGATATTTGTAAATATCTATATTTTTTAGAATTTCAAGTCCTGATTTTAATAATTCAAAATCTTTTTTCTTTTCTGCAAGAGATACGTTATTAAAGGCGAAAGCATCAACATGATTTCCTTTTAATTGTGCATAACCACCACTAATTTTTTCAGTTCTAATTAAAGGCTCATAACTTTCTCCTCTATAATCAATAACACTTAATCCGTTATCCCAAATATAAACTCCATACGGATTTATACCATCATCTAAATTTCCAACTGATAAGTAAGGATTTGATTCTGTATAACCATCGCCTACTTCGATTTTTCCCGAACTAATCAGTCCATTAAAAGTGCCATTATTTGCAGTCATGTTTCCTTGTTCGTCAATACTAAAACCATCATTTATAGTTGTATAGCCTTCTAATTTTATTTTGTTTGATTGAATTTTTATTTCCTCTGCTGATTGATTTATTGAACTAATGATTCCATCCTTTGAAACTTTACTTTCAATTTCATTTTTTTGCTGGTTTAAATTAAAAGATACATCTTTAGAGTTCATAATTGAGGTATTATAATTTGTATTTTCGGTTTTTATTTGTTCAGTTTCATCAGCAAAAATATTTTCCTCTATACCTTGTGTAATTGTGATTTCATTGTTTAATAATAAACATGGATATTCGATATTTCTTCTAGTTATTAAAAATCTATCAAGATAATCTAGATAACAAATACCTGTTGTTGTAAAATCACAAAAGTAATATTCTAAACCAACTGTATCAATTAAAATAGCATTTGCAATTGTTGTTGGATTTCCATTAGTAGCAAATTCATTGTCAATTATTCTTAATTCGTTTGTTTCATTAGAAGTTGAAAAATTTAATGTGCTTGGATATTCTAATTCATTTTTAGTATCAACAACAACAATTCTATTAATAGGACCTATTTTTTGATTAAAAGAACTTTTAGTATCTTTCAAAAAATTTTCATCAAATGTATCACAATATCTACTTTCGTTTGGAAATGGCGTCAATTTATATATAGTTAAATTTTCATTTTTATTAATTAATAAATTACCACCAAATATTTCTGCAATTTTGTCTAATACATCACGATATGTATATCCTTTATTTTCAAATAATTCACTATATATATACTGTCCATGATTTTCTGGTTTCCATGTTATATTATTAAATTTTTGAAATTCAAAAGTTAGTCCAACTTTTTCACAAATTTTTCTTAAAAAATTTTCTATTGTAATTGGGTATGTTATATCTAATGGTTTGTAGTCTATCATAAATAACATCATTTTATCATAACAAACATAACTCCAAGTTTCGGTATCCATATTAAATTCTCGACTTTTTATTAAATATTTTCCATAATCTAAATATTCATATTCTCCATTAACCAATACGCCAAAAAAAGGATTGACTTGTGTTCCAACTTGCAATTCTATTTTTGTTTCAAAATCAAATTCTTTCATTAAAGAACGCAAGATATTTCCATTTTTTATAAATGACATAGAAAAAATATCTTCATTTTCAATTTCAAAAATATTTTCTTCATCAATTTGCTCAGAAATAATGGGCATATTATTTTCAGTTATTAATAAATTATTTGATTCAGTTGCAAAATTGTAATTAATAGAATAATATATTTTTCCATCAATTTGTCTACCCATTTTGTTTATTTCATTTTTAAATTCGTTTGTATGAACTTTCACCCTTTTACCTCCTTATCTTTTACTAACTGCAATAAATGAACAAGTAAAGCCTTCATTTTTTATTTCTGAAATAAAGCCTTTGTTCGTTACTTCATAATCACCAGTATAAGTTGTTATTGTATTATTTACCTTTTTGTTTGGATCATAATATGTAACAGTTTGATATTGTGAGTCTAAAATTGGAACTATTAATTCTAACTCTGCTTGTGTTAGTTTTCTAAATTGTAAAATTATTTTAGGAAATATGCCCACAAGCGTTCCTGTTTGTGTGCCGGCTAAATTTCGCCCCGAATCGCTACTCCAAAGTTTGTTATAACCATATTTTGCCTCGACTATATATTGCCCCATTGAAACACCATTTATAATTATACTATCTTTATTTAAAAACAATTTTATCACCTACCATTCGTTGCAAAACTGCTTTGATTTTGTATTTTTTGTAACTCACGATTTAAAACTCTACCATTCATTGAATTTACTATTGTAACATTTACAGTTATGTACTTTCCAATAGCCTCACCTAATAAAGCCATTTGTTGTGAATCAGTTAAAGGGATAACACCTTCTCTGCCACTTTCACCACCAATAGCACTAGTTAAAGGCACTCCTCTATTTGGCATATTTATAATTCCACCTTTAGCAAGTCTTGGTAATTTGAAAGTTGACAATTTCCCTAATTTAATTCCCGGAACACCATTTATAACATTTATTAATGAATTTATGGTTTTAATTGGTGTATTTAATATATTTTCTATCGCATTTAAAATTCCATTCACTACACTTTTGAAAGCACCACCAATAACATTTCCCGCAGAAGTTCCAATATTTTTAAAAAGGTTCCAAATCTGATTTACTATATTTTCAAAAAAAGTTGGAATAGATTGAAAAAACTTTTTAATATTATCAACTGCACTTTTTACGCCTATTGTAATTCCATTCCACAAACCGTCAAAAAAATCTCCAATAGATTTTATTACGTTTTTTGAAATCCAGTCAACAAACTTTTTAAAATAAGGTTCTATTGTCTCAATAATAATCTTTAAATTTTCCCAAATTTTTTTAAATGCAATAATTAATAATCCTATTAAATCAATAACAACACCTACCCAATTACCAGTTAATAAATCAATAAACATTTTTGTTAATAAAAGTGTAAAAACAACTTCTTCCCAATTATTTAAAATCCATTTACCAATATTTACTATTGCTTCTAGCCATTCAGGTGTTTCCATATTATCAATATTCGAAAAGTTTAAATCTGGAGCAACAAAACCATTTTGTTTTTCTTTGTTAGAGCTACTTGTGTCCTGTAAAACATTCATTTCATCAAAGCCAGCAAGCTGATTTTTTATTTCTTTTGCATTTTTTGCAGTTTTCTTACTGCTATTTTGTGCTTCTTCAAAATATTTTGCGTATGCTTCTGGTGTAGCAGTTTCAAATATATTATAGCCGGTCCAAGCTTTTATAATATAAGCAGTATATTGCATTATTTTAGCTAAAAAATTTATAATTTTTACTAATACATCAGCCACAGCATTAATAGCTGGTTCCAATGCTTTTATAAGAGCAAATTTCATATAATCAAGATTTGCTTTTATTTGTTCATTTTCTTTAAATACCCTTTCAAAAGCCTTACTCAAAATTAATGCTCCCGAAATAAGTAACGCTATTCCGGCTGTTATTCCAACAATAGCAAATCCAATTTTAAAAATTGATTTTGCGATTACTCCAATTATTGATAAAACTCCTTTAGCAGCACCTAGTCCACTTTTAAAACTATTTTTTAAAAAGTTTGCTATTCCTTTCCCCATTCCTTTTATTTGAGTTTTCAATTTTTTATAATTCAAATTAAATTCTTTGTTGTCAATAATTGTTCTTATAATTATCCAACCATCCATAAAATCATTCCTTTCCATTCTTGAGCTTTTTTAAAAATTCTATTGCACTTTGTTTTTCCTTTTCGGTTGCTTTTTTCTTTTGCTTGTTTTTCTTTAAAGCAAATTCTTTTTTTAATTTAGCAAGTCTTTCTCTTTCTTTTTTGTCTTTAATTTGGCTTAAATCCATTGTTCGTATGTTTCTAATTCTATTTAAAACACAACTATTTCCTAATTCACTATTTGAAAGTCCGTTCATTAAATTACAAAATTTCCACCAATGCATTTCTTCATTAGATAAATCAATTCTATAATCGCTCATAAAACTTGCTTCAATATAGTCCATATCTTGAATATAATCCATGTCTTGCTCTTCTTCTTTTCTGTTTTCTAGTTCTTTACCACATGAAAGGTACTTTTTAGCCATTTCTAGCAACTTTTCATAGTGGTCTGGTATATTTATACCTTCTTCACCAAACAACGTGTAAATGACCGCTAAAGCGCGTTCATAATCGCCTATGGTTTCATCTTTAGCAATTCGATTACATTCAATAGCAACTCTGAAATCTGTATTTATTTTATATTTTTTATCATCTATTTCTGCATATTCAGGATATTTCATTTTAAAACTTCTTCATTTCTTTTTACTGCTTGTCCGTATTTCTCTTTTACTAACTCTGTTATGTGTTTCATATTCATATCTAAATATGGTAAAATTTGTTTTTCAATATATTCATCAATTAAATTTAATGAAGTCCAGCCTAAATTTTCACCATTTAACAATTTTTGTACCCCATTTTCACCTAAAAATATATTGTATATTTCAACTTCCTTTTTAAAAAACTCATTTAATACTTTTATTCTATCTTCTTCATTTTTAGAAAGCATTTTTTTGCCTAAAACATCTTGACGCTTGTCAATTATTACCATTTGTTTTTGAACCCACTCTTTATTTTTTTTATCTTGTTCTAACATTTCCTGATATTTTAAAGGCAGCTCGATGTCTTGTAAATTGAACTCAAGATATTCTCCTGTGTCTTTTCCCTCTTCATCTCTTATTCCTAATTTTAAAGTGTCTTTCTTTTTTAATTGAATAAAATTGTCTGTCATTTTA